TGAAGAAGGCAGAATGAAACGTGAAAGTGTCGACTACAGTCGTCGACTAGGCATGCTACTTGCATCAAAAAAAAAGTAATTAGTGAAAGTGTTGATCCCTTAATTCTTGTTTTAAGGGATCAACAAACTGTAGCAAACAATTCAAAAGTTACATCTTCGTTAACATGGGATGCAATCAATAAAATGATGGCACCTTATGGTTCTCCTGATATCGATTACGATCGGTTTTCCGCTCGCTACGACAGCGATCCAATAATTCAACAGTTAGTAAATAAATTCGACGGCAAGGGTGTTGTTGTTAAAACAGCCAAAGACGAGCCAGAGGATGAATCTATACGTAATCCAGTAGGATCAGGCGGCGACAAAGTTGCACAAATGGCTAAACATGCTACAAAACGAGCATTTAAATAGTTGACAACTGCATAAAAGAAGCTATACTAACGGTATATGACTTTATTAATAGAACGGTTTAACTACACACCTATCAACAGAGAAAGTGTAGCAGGCAAGCGTTTATACGCAACACCGGACGGAAGAAAAGTGCCATCCGTTACTACTATCCTAGATAAGACAAAATCTCAAGAAAAGATTGATGCTCTTAATAATTGGAAAAAACGTGTAGGCGAAGCTAAAGCACAAGAAATTGTAACCGAAGCGGCTGGCCGTGGAACACGTATGCACAAGTTCTTAGAGGATTATGTTAAACAGGGTACTATAAACGAACCTGGCACTAATCCTTATAGCAAACAAAGTCATGCTATGGCTAAAACAGTTATATCCCACGGCTTAGTCAATGTTAACGAAGTCTGGGGTGTTGAAGTTCCATTATACTATCCTGGTTTATATGCAGGAACTACAGACGGTTGCGGCTTACACCTAAATGAAGAAGCTATCTTAGACTATAAACAAACTAATAAACCTAAAAAAGAAGAGTGGATTGAAGACTACTATCTACAATTGACCGCTTATGCTCTTGCCCATAATGAAATCTATGGAACAAACATACGCAAGGGCGTGGTTTTAATGTGTGTAAGTCCTAAAATGAACGAGCAGTTGGAAATAGTGGATGTACCAGTTTACCAAGAATTCATACTAAAACCTGAAGATTTTAGTATGTGGGAAACTAAATGGTGGGATCGAGTGGAGAAATACTACAAGTATAACTGATAAATATCCTATATAGAGGATATTTCAATGGCTGTCGTACAGATCTCAAGAATACAAATTAGACGCGGACAAGCAAACCAAGGAACAGGTTTGCCCCAGCTAGCCAGCGGTGAAATGGCTTGGGCCATCGACACTCAACAATTATTCATAGGAAATGGATCAATTGCGGAAGGATCGCCAGCTGTCGGCAATACACGCATATTAACAACACAAGATTTTAGTTCTTATAGTAACTTATTAAGTGCTTTAAATTACACCTATAAAATAGGTTCTGCAATTAATACAGGTCCTAGTCCAAGTGCTCCTGTAACAAGATCTTATCAACAACGGTTTGACGACAATGTTACTGCTTATGAATTTGGTGCAAGGGGCGACGGATTAACGGTACCGACAGACGATACTGCGGCTTTACAAAGAGCAATTTATCAATTATTTTTAAATCCTGCACAAACGTCTTATAGTTCTAGTTTAGCTTATCCATCTGGCACACCGGCCGCAGTACAAACTAGAGTTAAATTAAATATACCACCTGGTATATATTATACTACTAGCACAATTTATATTCCTAGTTATGCAACACTAGTAGGAGCAGGTGCAAATAAAACTCAAATTTATTTTAACCCACCAGTTGGTTACACAGGCCCTGCGATTCAAATAGTAAACGACTATAGCACAACAACCGCCATTAATGTATCAGCAACAGACAGTACACACCAACCTAGACATATACAAATAAAAGGCATGACTATTACTAGTGCAAGTGGAACTAACACTTGTATGCAACTTGATAGCGTTAGAGATAGTATGTTTGAAGATTTAATATTACAAGGCAACTGGGGAGGTAATAGTAGTCCTAGTTGTATCGGTATTGCTATGTCTGCCACTGGAAGTGCGTTGACATGTGAAAATAATACATTCAAAGATATCAAATTCAAAAGTTTTACATATAGCATATCTACTAAATGGGATATATTGAATAACATTTTTGAAAATTGTAGATTTGATGATGCATTACAAGCTATCAGTCTTGGTGCAGGTTCGAACGGACTAAGTGACGGACAAATATACGGCCCAAGAACTACACAAATTTTAAATAGCAATTTTGTTAATATTAGGCAACAAGCATTGTATATTGAAAAAGGTTCCAACAACGCATTAATAAATGCTAAAATGATTAATGTCGGAAATAATGGAACATCAAATACAAATATAAACGATGCGTATCCTCAGATTTATTTTGGTACATACAGCAATTCTGTAGTTAACTGTGAATCGGACAGAGCATTAGGTGCCCAAAGCACTAGTGGAAATTTTGCAGATGGATTGTTGTTAAGCAACTATACTGTTAAGTATATTCCAGAACTTGCAGGTCACGGTTCGTTCACTTCGTTTGGTTTTATAAATCCTAGTCCTACTGGCAATGCTATCACATACAATGCTTCGCCTCAACAAATTTTTAGATTGCCTGTAAACACTACTTCACAAGGTATTCCTAACGACCTTATAAATTACGAAATCAAATATTACTATAAAAGTTCAGTTAACAATTTTAGTCGTAGAGGAACTATGACTATAGCTGTAGACATTACCGCTAAGACTATTCACATGAGTGATGATTTTGATTTTGCGGGAACAGATACCACAGTCAATACAACTAGTTCGTATAGTCTTCAATTGAGTTTCTTTGCTGTATTAACTGACATCGGAGGAAATACTTATGCAGGATCTGGATATGGAAATCAATCTGGATCTGGCGCACCATATGGTATTATGATATACTATACTAATAAACTATCAAGTGACCAAGGAGAATTTGGATTCTCTTACACAACAACACAATAACTGATACCGATTTATTAGACAAATAAAATAAATGCGTATATAATTCATTTTAGTCATAAGATAAAATATACGTCGGAACAACAAAAAACCTTTCAAATCCTTTAAAAATCAACGACTACGATTAGTTTTGTGGTCAGTTGAGTCACCACTAAATACTACCTAAACACAACAACAAAGAAAGATTTATAAATTTTGAAGAATAAACAATGAGCAAGATTACAGTAATTAAAAGAAGTGGAAATCGTGAGCCACTAGCAGTAGAAAAATGGCAAGCTCAAATTGCTAAAGTTTGCAAAAGTATTGCCGATGTAAGTCAAAGTATGATCGAGATTAAAAGTCAACCGCATTTTTATGATGGCATCACAACTAGCGAAATTGATAATATTACATTAAGGGCAATAGTCGATTTAATCGATGTAGAGCAAAACCTAGATGTTGGACATACTAACTATCAATATGTAGCAGGCAAACAGCGTTTATCAATGCTACGTAAAGATGTTTACGGTAGTTACGAAGTACCGCATTTATATTCTATAGTTAAGAAAAATATAGAAGTTGGGCTTTATACTCCTGAACTGTTACAGTGGTATACTGAAGACGACTGGAATAAAATGAACGACATGCTGGATCACGAAAAAGATGAGCAATACAGCTATGCGGCTATTGAGCAGTTGATAGAGAAGTATTTGGTACGCAATCGTGCGACAAAGGAAATTTATGAAACTCCACAGATTAGATACATTATTGCCGCGGCCACAGTCTTTCATAAGGAAGAGCCGAATAGCGCAAGAATGCGTTACATTAAAGAATATTATCAAGCCGCTAGTGATGGTCTGTTTACTCTTGCGACTCCTGTTTTGGCTGGATTGGGAACACCAACAAAGCAATTTAGTAGTTGTGTTCTTATACGTAGCGATGATGACCTTGATAGTATTTTTGCCAGCGGAGAAATGATGGCAAAGTATGCTAGTAAACGTGCGGGGATTGGATTGGAAATCGGTCGACTTCGCCCATTGGGCTCCCCAATTCGCGGTGGCGAAATCATGCATACTGGTATGATACCTTTCTTAAAGAAATGGTTCGGAGATTTACGCTCATGCAGTCAGGGAGGTATTCGTAATGCAAGTGCTACTGTATTTTATCCTATTTGGCATCATCAGTTTGATGACCTTATTGTGCTTAAAAACAATCAAGGTACAGAGGAAACTAGAGTTAGACACATGGACTATGGAGTTGTCCTTAGCGCATTCTTTTGGAGAAGGTTTAAAAACAAAGAAAATATCACCTTCTTTGATCCGAATGAAGTACCCGACTTATATGAAGCCTTTTATCGTAACACAGAAAAATTTGAAGAACTGTATGTAAAATACGAGAAGCGTACAGACTTACGTAAAAAGACAATGAGTGCTGAAGAAGTGTTCAAGAGTGGCATACTGAAAGAGCGTACTGATACAGGACGTATCTATCTAGTGTTCATTGACAATGTCATGAACCAAGGACCGTTTGATCCCGAGTACCATACAATTTATCAAAGTAACTTATGCTGTGAAATACTATTACCTACTAAATCTTTTAAACGCCTCGATGATGTGGATGGCCGCATTGCTCTTTGTACGCTCGGTTCGATTAACTGGGGAGCATTCCGTAACCCAGAAGACATGCGCCGTGCTTGCCGTATTTTACAGCGTAGTCTATGCAACATACTTGACTATCAAGATTTTTTAAGCATCCAAAGCAAACTAAGCAATGATGAAATTCAACCATTGGGCATTGGTGTCACTAACCTAGCCTACTGGCATGCCAAGCGTGGATTAAAGTATGGCGATCGAGATTCACTACAATATGTTAAGAGCTGGAAGGAGCATCAGGCATACTACTTGACAGAAGCCACAGTAGAGTTGGCCAAAGAACGCGGTGCGTGTACACATAGTGATAAGACACGCTATGGTCAAGGGACGTTCCCTTGGGAGTTAAGAGCGGCTGGATCAAATGAGCTTGCTGACTTTACTCCAGAACTTGATTGGGAAACTCTACGTACTAATATGAAACAGTACGGTGTACGCAATGCAACCCTTATGGCCATTGCACCCGTGGAGAGCTCAAGTGTTGTTATTAACAGCACCAATGGGATTGAGATGCCTATGAGCTTAATCAGTGTGAAGGAAAGTAAAGCAGGATCATTTATCCAAGTTGTTCCAGAATACCATAAACTTAAAAACAAGTATCAAATGATGTGGGAACAGAAAGACTGTGCAGGATATTTAAAAACAGCGGCAGTACTTGCGGCCTATGTAGATCAAAGTATCAGTACAAACACTTTCTATAATCCGGCGCACTTTGCGGATCGCAAAGTTCCAACCACATTGATTGCTAAAAACTTGATGCAGGCACAGTTGTGGGGATTGAAAACATTCTATTATAGTTTAATAAACAAAGCCGGTAGCAAAGTTGTAGAAACTATAGCCGAGTCTTATATAAATGGATACCATGTCGAAGTTGACCTAGAAGACGATTGTGAGGCATGTAAGCTATAATGTTAGAAACAATATGTGACATAATGGTAGACGCTTATAAGCGTAATTGGATAACAAGTCGTGATGGTAATGTTAGTATACGTCACCACGATCGTGATCACTTTTATATTACACCAAGCGGTGTGCGTAAGCAGACTCTACAACCAGATCAGTTCAAAAAAATTAAAATTTGGAGAACAATCAATAGTGGTGTTGGAACAGGTGTGTATGGATACAACTGGGAGGATATGGAATATACTGACATAAGTGCCAACCTTGTGCCCAGCGGCGAGATTCCCTTACACTTTGGCTTACAAAAAGAAATGGGTCAACACAGTGGTGAAGTACGTGTGGTAGTACACGTTCATCCTACATATTGTATTGCCGCCATGCATGCCGGTATTGACCTTGGCACTATTAGTGATGCCTTTCCAGAACTCAATCGTTATACCAAGGTAGCACCTAATGTAGGCGATGTGCCTCCTATCAGCCAAGAGCTTGCCGACAAATGTCATAAAAACTTGAAACTAGATAAAGATGGAAACATTGCTTACGATATAGTAGGTATTAAAGGACATGGAGTAGTTGCTATTGATACAAGCCCATGGCGTGCCTATGAACATATAGAAAGATTAGAACATATTTGCAAGATAGTACTTGCATCAGGAAAATATTAATGAGCCAAGCACAATATAACTTACACACAAAGACAGACTATTTAAATCGTAAGATGTTTCTGGATCCACAAGGCCCAGTTACTATTCAACGTTTTGAAGAAGTTAAATACAAGAAGATTGCAGACTTTGAAGCGACAGCCCGAGGCTTCTTCTGGCAACCCGAAGAGATTAGTCTTAGTAAAGACGCTAATGATTTTAAGGATGCAAGCGATGCAGTTAAACATATTTTTACTTCGAATTTACTACGTCAAACAGCACTTGATAGTCTTCAAGGTCGTGGACCAACGCAGGTATTTACTCCAGTGTGTAGCTTGCCCGAAGTTGAAGCTCTCATGTACAACTGGGGGTTCTTTGAAACCAACATCCACTCAAAAAGTTACAGCCACATAATCCGTAACATTTACAATGTACCCAAAGATGTGTTTAACTCAATACACGATACAGAGGAAATCATTGGTATGGCATCAAGTGTAGGCAAATATTATGACAACCTACACTTGATCAACTGCCGTAAGGAAATGGGAGAGTTCATTGCTGAAGTTGAGCATGTAAGAGCAATTTGGTTAGCATTACATGCTAGCTATGCATTGGAAGCGTTCCGCTTCATGGTATCATTTGCCACCTCGCTAGCCATGGTAGAGAACAAGATCTTTATTGGTAATGGTAACATTATTAGTTTGATTCTACAAGACGAACTGCTACACAAAGGTTGGACAGCTTATTTGATTAATCAAGTGGTCAAGGAAGACCCACGCTTTGCTAATGCAAAATTAGATTGTGAACAAGAAGTGTATGCTATGTATGCAGATGTTATACGTGAGGAAAAAGAATGGGCAGACTACTTGTTTAAGAAAGGTCCTGTGATCGGCCTTAATGCCAACATTCTCAAAGACTTTGTAGACTACACAGCAGTTAGTGCGTTGAAAGATATAGGTATTAAGTATCAACAAGTAGCACCTAAATCTACCCCAATCCCTTGGTTTAACAAACATGTCAATACTAGTAGTAAACAAACAGCACTACAAGAAAACGAATCGACAAATTATGTTATTGGAGTAATGAGCGATTCAGTTGACTATGACGCATTGCCTGCGTTATAATAGTAAAAAGGAAAAATATGTCAAAAGCGATAGTATGGAGTAAGAATCAGTGTCCGTATTGTGTACAGGCCAAAGCCTTGTTAGAATCAAAGGGCGTTGATTATGAGGAGCGAAATGTTCAAACAGATTGGACCAAGGACCAACTGCTAGAAGCAGTACCCACTGCCAGAACTTTGCCACAGATATTTTTAGACGATAATTATATTGGCGGGTTTACAGAACTCAAAAAACATTTCGAAAAGGTATAATATGTTAATTTCAAAAGGTATCGCCGAAGGCGAAGTAGTTACAATCAAAACAACAGCCGGTGAAGAAATTGTAGCCAAATTAGTCGAAGACGGTGTATTAGGTGTTAAGGTAAGAAAGCCATTATGCCTGACTGCTACTAAAGAAGGTATTGGACTAGTTCCATTTTTGTTTACAACTGATCCAGATGCAGAAGTTACTATAAATAGAAGTACAATAATGGTTTTGGCTCCTACTATTAAAGATGCGGCTGACCGTTATACAGAACAAACAACTGGAATCAAATTAGCATAATGCCAGCAATAGCCAGAGACGGAGATCCAACTACTACAGGACACGATTGTGACGGCACAACAACTGTGACTGGCCCCACTGGTGCAGGCGCCAAAGTGTTTGCCAACGGTATTCCTATTGAATGTATTGGGAACCCAACTGCACCCCATACTATCAAAAGTGGCAAGAGATGTGTGCCGCATGGAGCGGCAATAAATGCTGGATCAGGGAATGTATTCGTTGGCGGAATTGGCGTTGCTAGGGTCGGTGACTCAACAGACAGCGGCGCAATCACTGCCGGATCGAGCAACGTGTTTGCCAATTAACTAGACATTTATTTCCTGCCCTGTTACAGTAAGTATAAGTACTCTGTACTTGCCTAAAGGAGAAATTAAATGGCTACAAATAAATTCGCAGAATTCACTGCAATCATCGAAGCAATGGAAGCAGACTTCGAAAAATTCTATGACAAAGAAGTAGGTGCCGCAGGTACCCGTGTTCGCAAGCATTGCCAAGATTTGGCTAAGTTATGCAAAGACACACGCAACGACGTTACAGCAGTTAAGAACGCTCGTAAAGAAGCAAAGTGACAGAATCATTCATAAAAGAATTTTTATTTGAAGTAAACGAGTTTCCTGAGTTCGGGGAACTTCATAACAGATTTACCGTCAAAGATTATTTCTTTTATGATTCTTGGACACCGCATTACGGACACAGGAATTTAATTATTCCGGTATCAAAATTATCAAATCCAGAATCATTACCCGATGAAAATACAATAAAAGATTTAATTCAAAAAAAGATTCCTATATTAAAGAAAACTATTAATTTTCAAAGTAAATCTGAAATATGGAGTTATGATGATTCTGTATTATAATGTTCACGCAATTTCTAATTATATAAAAAACTTTAGAGAATCACAGGTATTATTATCGGATAAATTTTCAGCTGAACTTTTAGACAATTATGATTATTTTAAGTTTAATAAACATAATATGATCTATGATAGGTCAGGCATACTGCCTCACTTCTTGAAAATAACATCAGATTTACATCCAATTCCTAAAGCCGAATCTACGTTTAATAAAGACTTTTTTACTATAACAGAAGAACGTGCTAAAGAATTAATAGCATTAAACAAAACTATCAATGTTATGTGGAGTGGTGGGATTGATAGCACATATATTTTGTTTATATTAAAACATTTTGCAAACGATCCTGATCAAATTCAGGTTTACGGCACATATAATAGTATCATCGAATCTGGAGATTTGTTTGATAGACGAATTCGCAAAGAATTTAAACATTACATCAAAGTAACTGCTAGTAACGAATTCAACTGTCAAGAAGCTGACGGTATATATGTTAGCGGCATGTGTGGAAATCAACTGTTCGGCCCAACTGATAATTTTTTTGCCAACGGCGATACTGCAATGTTTCATCATACCTTAGGTACACCAGAAACAATTTATGAAGATTACAAAAAAAATATTAATCCAGAATTATTAGAATTTTTGCAACCAGTAATAGATGCAAGTCAACGAAAGATAGAAACTATTGCCGATTTACGTTGGTATTGTATTTTTAATTTAGACTGGTACACAGCACAGTATGAGCATAAAGTAGGATTACCGCCTAGTGTATCAAAAAATATTTACGGTTTTTTTGATGCAATAGATTTTCAAAAATGGGCAATAACTACTAAAGAACCTTTTACTAAAATAAAAGGAAATCCAAATACACACAGATGGCAAATGCGACAAGTGTTAAGTGAGCTTTTTGACGAGACACATTATGCTACTAACAAAGATAAAAAGATTAGTAATTTTGCCGGAGTAAAAAGAAATTGGATTTGTTTGTTAGATAATTATAAAAACATATATTTGCGTTAATTGTCAACTAAATATTAGTCTAAGGCGTTATTATATTATATACGCTTAAAGGAGTATAATATGAAAAAGTTACTTTTAGCTTTGTCATTGTTAGCAGTAGTAGGGTCAGCTAATGCACAGTGGCATCATCACGGTCCCTACTATAGAGGCGGCGGATACTGGTCAGGCGGTAACTGGGTAGCACCATTAGTAATAGGCGGTGTTATTGGCTACGAGATTAATCGTGCAAATCAGCCAATTATTGTACAACAACCTCCTGTAATTGTACAACAACCACAACCTTATATTCAACAACCTCCAGCAGGTTATCACTGGGAAGAAATGGCAGATCCGCAAACTGGCGTTCGTAAAATTGTAGCAGTTCCAAATTAATCTATAAATATCTCGAAAGGGATATTTTTAATGTTTAATTTTAAGACAAAATTTCAAGAACGTGTGCCACGTTCCGTGGCCAAAGTGATTACGTGGCGAATTTTAGTAACTATTACTAACTTTTTTGGCGGGTGGATTGCTAGCGGAAATCCATGGGTTGGGTTAGGTGTTGTTAGTTTTGCCCTTGTAGTTAATAGCATTTTATATTATTTTCACGAGCGTAGCTGGAATGCCAGCGATTGGGGCAAAGACGTAATCGAGCCTGTAGAAAACGCTAAATAATTAAAATAAGCGGAGATCCGAAATGACAGCAAAACACGTAAAATGGGTATTAGCACACGAACCAATCGAATTATTTATTCGTGCGGCTAAAGTATTTGCAAACGAAGTAAATGCAAAAGCACCTGGAAAATTAAATATTGAAGTTATGACTATGAGCGAATACGGCGAAAAGTATAACAACGGTGTTACTCCAAACAAGCACAGCTTAGTTGATTTACTAGATAGCGGTGCTATTGAAATGAGTCAAACTTATACAATTACATTAGGTAAAATCAATAAAGACTTTTATGCATTGGATTTACCATTCTTGTTTAAAGATCACGATCACGCAACTCGTGTATTCGAAGGCGAAATTGGCGCAAGTTTATTAAACAGCTTGCAAGAATCTAAGAAAGTTAAAGGTTTAGCTTTTACATACTCGGGCGGCTTCCGTATTATTCCAGGTAACGAAACAGTTGCTAAGATCGAAGACCTACGTGGTATAAAAATGCGCACTAGTTTTAGTCCAGTTG